CTTTTGCCCCGCACGCTTTACCAGCCAATTGAACCCATCCGGAGAGAACGGGGTCCCGCGCTCGTTGACGAACACGAAAGGCGACCTGGGCGCTTCGCGCTGGAGCTTGCGCAATGCCCGCATTTCATCCCCCCGGATCGGGTGCGTGGCAGGCTTGCCGTTCTTCAGCCGACGTACGTGCAAATGCGCGCCATCGAAATCGACCTGTGACCATTCCAAGCTACAAAGCTCGGACGCGCGCAGCCCATGCCGATACGCGACGAGCAGCATGGTCGCGTCCCGGTGCCCATAGCGATTGCTCCTGGCCGCCTCGATCAGGCACTCGACCTCGCCCGGCGTCAGGTGTTCGCGCTTGCGATAGTGGCTATTGGCCTGCCGTGTCGGCGCAACTGCTCGGTTTTCAGGGGTTGGGACGATCAATTTGAGGTGCGATTTCATTGAAGAAAATCCATGTTTGGGGACGCAACTGCTCGTATATTGGTTACAAGCCGAGCAGTTCGGTTAACCCAAAAACCTTCGAAGAACCCTCTATCCATCGATAGAAATGCGACATCCAGCTGCTAAATACCCATGGCCTAGCTGCGGGTCAGCCGCACCTCGACGTTGCATGGTGTAGTATCCAGGCCATCGATTCCGACTGACCGTATGTCGATGGAGTCCTACCGATGGATGAGCTTGTTCTCCCTGGCATCGCAGCCAATCGCACTGCTGCCTTCGTGACCGATTGCTGCCGCGCTGGTGAAGGGTTGTGCGCCGACAGCGATGTCCGAGTTAAATGGCAACTCTCTGATGAGACTTGGACAGAGATCGCAACGAACGCCGCACTAGGACGCGCCATCCGCGATTGCGCCGAAAGGCGTCGGTTTTCCGGTCAGGCAGCGCGCGAAGCCGCGCAGACGCATTTCGTCAAAGCGCCCGGAATTCTGAATGAGATCATGACCGACGAGCACTCGAATCCGCGCCACAAAATAGAGGCCATCAAAGAACTAAGGCAAACCGCCCTCGGCGACGGCAAGACCGAAGCCCCGGCCAATGCGGACAAGTTCATCATCACGATCGATCTCGGCGCTGGCCGCGTCGAGCGCTACGAGAAAGACATCACGCCGGTGAAACAGTTGCCGCCGGCCGCCAAGATCAAACCCGATAACGCGGACTGGGGATGGCGCGAACGATGAGCAGCGTTTTCACAAAATTCATCGCCGAAATCCCGGAAGAGCATTCCGAACCTGAAATCGTGCGGAACGGCCCGCAGCCAATAATCCCCCTAGCCCATTACAAGTCTTCCCCGAGCGAACGACTCTTAAGTTGGATCATCAATTTCTGGCCAAAACCCAGCATCACCCTGCGCGATGTTCGTGCCTATGGACCTCCCTGCGCCCGAGCACCAATGGACGCGGTACGCTTGACCCAAGTGCTGACCGAATTCGGCTGGCTTAAGCCCGCCAAGGCACACCGGCGCGACATGCGAAGGTGGACAATCGTTCGGGAGCCCAGCAAGGCGCTCATCTAGCGAGCATCAGAGCACTACCCTGCAAGATGGCAGCGCCTCGCAACTGTGCAACTGTGCAAGGAGGCCCGGCAGGGCGTTTCCGGGCATTGAAATACACTTAGCAGAGGGGCTGGCGAACCGTTTCGGTACACTGAAATACAGTGGTGCGACGGATCACGGTCACCAGGGTGGCGTAGCGCATGGAATTTTCGGCAACTCTTCGGCGTTGAACTCGCCGGGACAGAATTCGCGGATGTATTCGTCAGCTTCGGGGTGCTCTGCGAAGTAGCGCTGATCGGCTTCGATGGCCTGTTCCACATCGTCCAGTGCTGGCGCCGACGATCGCGGGATAGGCTTCCAGTGGGGTTCAGTGGCGTTTTTGATAAGGTCGCCTTACTCTTAGAGAATGTCATATGTATCTAACTACCGTGCCATTTCTCGCGTGTAGGGGGAGTCAACATAAAAACCCCACTAAACCCCACTTGATCGTTAGCGCCTCCTCAAGGTCCAGATCGGATATCCGTCTTGAATTCCCTCTTGCACCAGTACGAGTCCGTTAGCGATTTTGCCTTGAATGCGTTTGAGCCAACGCCCTAAACGCTCATTGCTAACAGACTGACCACTACGTGAACCGGCTACACTCATCAAGGCCGTGTAGAAAGTCGGTGCGTTCACCGCACGTTCAATCACCTCCCGCATCGTATGCTGGCAGTCTGTGCCCAAATGCAGTTCCCACTGCATCAACACAGCGATCAAGTCATCCCGCCGCGGATCACTCTTACGGACGTCGGGCAAGGTCTCGCAAGGATCGATCTGACCGAGCCACACCAATGGCTCGCGGATCCGGTAGGACCATTCCTCAAAGGACCCGAATGGCGACAGGCCGATACGCTCGCCGGCGCTGTGCCAAGCGCGTAGTACGGTCAATGCGGCCGCCACGAGCTCGCCGCGGCGTTGCCGGACGACGTCGATCACATTGCTGGAAAACACCCGGGTCTCCGGCCGCTCCAGGCCGGCGTCCATCGCGCTCAACAGGGCTCGCCGGGTAGCATCGCCAGCAATGACCAGGTTATTCCCGGTGGCGAAGATTGTGGCGTTGATTGGCGTCTCGGCGTTACGGCTCAGTCCCAGGATCCGGATATTGAGATGCTGCTGGGTGAGCACCTGGCACAGGAAGGATCCGCCGACCTCACGGTCACAGTTATCGAGCGAGATCGCCATGTCGCCAGCCAGGAGCGCCGAACTCAAGCGCTTCTCGAATTCTTCCTCCGATCCGCCCTGCGAGATCACCGGCATCGGTCGTCCAGTGGCAAGCATGGCGCAGACATCGACCATCAGGCTCTTGCCGGTTCCCGCCGCCGGCGCGGTGAAGGCGTGCAGCGGCGCGGTCCGCATCGAGCGGCGGTCGAGCGTAGTCAGAATCGCCGACAGCGCGACTGAGCGATCCTTGGCCTGCACGAAGGGAAACTCCTTGATCAGCTCTACGAGCTCAGCCAGCGCCTTGGCTGCGTCGCTCTTGCTCGGCTGCATCGGGACCGGCGGATAACGCTCGCCTTCGGGCTTGAGCAGCAAACCACTGGCCCGATCGTAGCGAGGCGCATCGCAGATTGAGCCATCACTGCGCAGGAACGGATGGTGGATAATCCCGGCCAGCACCGGAAGCTTCCAGGCGCCTCGCCGCGCGAGATACGTGTCGGCGACCTTATCCGGTGCGTCGATCGGCACCAACGCCCTGGAGCGGCCGTTGTACCTCCAGAAGCGTGCCGCGCAGGTGAGCGTATCCACCAGCCACGGCCGCGTGACCGGAATCAGGTGCCAGCCCATCGCCTCGCGCTTATCGGAGGCCTCGAACTTGGTCAGCACCGGCCGCACCATCAGCCCGCCACGCTGGTAGATCTCGGCGCCATACAGCAGCAACGCGTCTTCGGCTTCGTTGATCACCCGCGGCAGCTCGCTCGCCACCACCCGAATCTGCGGCCAGGGGGCAGCGGCAACGCTTGCAGCAGCGGCGGGACCGGTCGACGGAACGGGACTCCCCGTGGCCGCAGCCTGCCTGTGTGCCTGCCACTTGCGATAAGAGCGCTGCACTTCCTCCAGCAGGCGGCCGGCGTACTTGGCGCCGATCCCGCTCGGGTGCTGCGCCAGCTCCTCGGCGATCTCCTCCGGACTTCGTCCCTGTGCCGCAAGGTGCCAGACCACGCGCTGGAATTCTTCGCTGCGTTCTCCCTGCGGCGCGCCGGTCGAGATCAGCTCCTCGTAGTCGATCTGCGGCTGTGATCCGGCATCGTTGAAGTCGAACGACACCGACGCTACTGGCGCGGTGTCAAACCGGGCCAGCAGCTTGTCAAAGTAATCGTCGACTGGAGCGAGCACTGCACATGTCGGTAAATCGGCAACAAAGCCGCTGACTGTGATGTAACGCTCGCAATTGCGATAAAGCTCAATTGCCTCGCCGGTCGAAGAATCGAGCACAAACTTGCGATGCACCGGCGTGGCATTATTCGACAATCCGATGAAGCGAACGCCGGTTCCGGACACCGTCACTTCGCGATAAAGCCCGATGATCTTCGCTGTCTCGGTGATCAGTTCCTTGCCCCGCGGCGTGATCTCGCCGGTCGTCAAGTCGCGAACGTGGTCGAGATCAACCGCCAGGATGTAGGAACCGCTCAACTGGAATCCGATCCCGTTGGCGATTCCGGCGGCAACAATCGGATACGAATCATCATATTCTCCCCACGTGCTTGCCTGGTTGGCTTTCGCCAGGCGGTTCGGATCGGCAATCTGATATGGCGGTTTGGTCCATTTGACCTGCCCCTTGCTGGTGCGGGCCTGCCAGCGCCACACAACCCAGTGCGGCATGCGTGTGAGCGGCAACAGCGCGTGCGGCAGGTGCGCAAGATCGCCATTGAAGGTGCGCGGCTTGAAAATCGGCTGGCTCATCTGCGTCTCCCTCCAAGCCGTAGAAAGATGGTCAACAACCATTTGCTCTGTTTTTCGCTGGGTTGCCGCCACATGGTGCTGCCGACCATGTCGTCCACAAATTGCTGTTCCGACGGTCGCAGCCGGTCATGGTTTTGCTGGCAGAACAGCGCGATCGCATCCCAGCGCGGGCTGCCATCCGCGTCGTAATAGTCGGCCGGGACGATCTGCTCTTTCCGGCGAGCTTCTTCCTCGCGGCCCTTCTCGACTCCGCGGGCGAAGATGATCTCGGCGTCGCTATCGCTATATTTGAGTTGCTCGATCTCGCCGTTGGCGTTCTCGATCACCGTGGCGATGTCGTTGAAGCTCAGGCCCTCGGTCAGCAGCTGCTGCCGCATCCGGCGCGCGGCGCTGAGCACTTCGCCGTCATAGTCCGACGCCAGCAGGCGGAACAGCTTGGCGACGCGCTTGGCCATCGGTTCGTTCAGCGTACCCATTACGCCACCCCCCGCTGAAAGAACTTCGGCGTCGGGTCGGCCGAGTCGTCGTTGAGCGAATCGAAGCACCAGAAACAAACATACGAGCCAACCGGCAGCCCAAAGAATTCCGCACGCTTCGCGTCGAGCGGCGGATCGTTCTCACCGTAGAACCAGTGTCCGCACAGTCCGCACCACGCGTTGGCGTAGTCAGGCTGTGGCGGCGCGACTCGCGGGCGCGATGGCTTCCAATCGAAGCCGTTGAGAAATGCTTTCAACTCGTCGATGTCGTTGTTGTTGCTCACGGCTGCCTCAAGCAGCGCTCTCGGTGAGAGCACATGACGCAGCGCCAGTCGCTCGAATCTTCGGTGATGCGTGGCAGCAGTTCGCCGGCGCGCGTAGCCTCGACGATCGTCACTGCCCGATCGCTCATGGCCTGTGCCAGCGCGGCGTCAAACGGGACGAGAAAATGCAGGCGCTCGTAGGTATCGGCATTGAGCACGGTGAACAGTGCGGCGTTCGTGCAATCCAGATACGCCTGATACAGCGCCACCTGCCCGGCATAAGATGCATAGAGTCCGGTGAGACCGTCACGCTCGATCGCGCGCCAGCCCTTCGCCTTGAGACACTTATGTTCCCAAATACAGGGGTATTGCAGCGCCGGGATCTGCGGACCGACAACAAGGATTCCGTCGGCATGACCGCGGAACAGTCCGCCGACGGCTTGAAATTCCAGCCGCTCCGGAGGGGCAAACTGAAACCCCGCGGCGAGCAGATGCCGGCGGCTGAGGTCCTCGCCCCAATGCCCGCGATCGAAGATATCGCGTATCCGCGCCGGGAATTCCGGATCACACATCCAATCAAATTGGATCTTTCGCAGGCATTCGGAGCCCATCGCGCTGGCGCCGAGATATTGTCGGTGGTTCTCGCCCGCCGGCTCCGCCTGCTCGATCAGTTGATTGATCAGCGCGTTGACCGGTCGTCCGGAAAGATTGGCGCGATTGAAATCAAGAACCGTGCTCATTAATCATTGCCTCTCAGAAAACGCTCTCTAGTGGTCAGCATGCGCCCGCGCTCCTGCACGTGCGCGAGCCAAACAGACATGTTGATCGGCAGGTGTTCGCGGCTGTCGAACAAAATGAACACGCCGCGCTCAATCGTGATGAAGTACCACTCGTCGGCTACGATGCGGATCCAGGTCCAGCTGCGTCCGCCTTTCGGGACGTATTCGAGCTGAATGCACGCTGTGCCGTGGTCCCCCGGAGCCGGCGATGGATGGGGGTTGTGCACCTTAAACCTGCGTATTTCAGTCAGATCCGGAGCTTGGTCCGCGCGATACTTGATGATGGCGGCACGCTCGTCGCTGGTGATAATCACGATTTGATCTCCCGTAGGTCGACGCACCTCATCCCGTGCTGAGGCAAGAGTCCCTTGAGCACCCAGCTCAAGGATCTGATCCACGCCCGGCAGCGGCTGCAGCGTCAGCACGAACACCGGGCGGCTCAGAAAGGGATCGGGTCGCCGGTCTCCATGTTGAATTCGGCTCGCTTCAGAATCTTGCCGGGGCCGTGATCGCGCACGGTCTCGGCCTCGCCGAGCAGGCGCCACGCCAACAGCAGGAAGTTGGTCATGGTGTCGCCCGACCAGGCATTGAGCGGCAGCGCCCAATCGATGCCCGCCCGATCTGCAAGTGCGGGCAGAATCGAGCGGACAACCGCGACGTCACAGGGCGACGGCGAAAGCCCGGTCAGGCGTACGGCCTGTTCTTGATCAAGACCCTCGGCGATCGCCTGCTGTACCCGCACTTCGATCCAGCCGAAGATCACGGCTGTGACGATCATTCCCCACTCATGATCCGAAAGCCGGCCTACCGGCGTGTTCATCAGCGGGCCGGAGCTCAAGGCTATCTTGCGGGCGCTGGCGACCGCTGCTGCGGTCGCCTTGTCGAGCCACTCATTTTCTACATGTGTGAGTGCGCCCATGGGTCTCACCCTGCCCACTGCGGCCGCGCGATCGTGTTCGCGGGCGCCGGTTGTGCCGGGGCTGCGCCGGTCGTCGGCGTGCCGATCAGGTCACGGTCGACTTGCTCCGGCTTCTTCCACGCTTGCCGTTCCGGCGTGATCACTTCCCGGATGAAGTTCTTGGCTTCGTAGCCATCCTTCGGAGGCTCGACGCCAACACGAACGACAAAGCGCAGCTGATCGAAGTCCCCCCACCCCTGAGTGCGACGCGCCGTTTCTGCCGCCGCGCTGTTGTCGTTTGGACGGATGCCGCGCGCGCTCTCAAGTATTGCTTTGAGCGCTTTCCGCGAGATTTCAATCGCCTGGTCGTGGTTCGCCCCGGCGACGGTGTAGCGACCCCAGAATTTGCGCTTGGCGTGCGGCCCATCGACCACAATAAATTTGCAGGCCAGATGCTCGCTATTGCCGGATTTGGCGCGCGTGAGCCAACCATCTTTTCCGGCGCCGCCGGGCTTCAGGATCATCTGCACCGTGACGATTGTGTTGTCGGGGATGACATCGAACGAGCGCTGCTCGCCGTCATTATTGAAGTCAAAGTTAAAGTCGGTATTGGACATGTTCAGGCTCCTGGTTGCAGTTTCGTAGTCAGTTTGGTCAGTAATTTTCCGAGGTCTGGTTCTTCGATCTGTTCGAGACGGCCGCTGCGGTCCTTCGCTGGGTACCCCCACGGGTTGGGCGAGGTACAAACGAAGCCGCGCACGGGCTTGTCATCGCCGAAGCCGAGGAACTGGTAGGTGATAATTTGATCGACGATCCCCGGCAGTTCGCGGCCCGTCTTGCCGCCCTCCATTTGGAGCTGCCATTCACCCTTGTTGAATTCGTCGACGACGCGCTCGAGGACTCCGACGAACACGACATTCTTGTCGCGTGCGTGCTGTAGTTGATTGAGCCAGAGAATCATCTCGCGGGCGTGCAAACCGTAGGCTCCGCGGATGTCCTTCTTGCCGCTGCGTTCGGAATATGCCTCGGGCTGCTGTTCGGACCAGCGGAACGAGAGCCGCGAAAGCGCAGTGATGGAGTCGACGAACAGTGTGTCGATCCGATCGAATTCCTCTAATGCGCCGCCGATCGCCTCGTAGTGCGCCTGGCTGTAGCA